TATCATAAAAAACTTTAGAATATTTAGTTCTAATATTAGATGCTCCTTGTATTACATTTGCTTTTTCTGAAGAAATTTTATTAAAAACTTTATAAGGAATCAAATTTTCCATAGTTAATCTTGTAAACTTAAGACCATATTTTTTAGGATTAGATGATGCGAAAGAAGCTCTTCTTATAATTTGAGTTCCGTCCATTCTATTACTTAATCTACAGATATATTGTATCGTGTATGATGCATCAATATCTGCATTTTTAAGTACTGGTCTAAAATAATTTGGCAAATTGAAATTATCTTCTTGAGTAAATACGTACTTTTGAGTTAATAAAGAAGAACCAGTTGTTGCACCTGGAAGATTTTCATAAACATAAACTTCATGAATAAGAACCCATTTTGCGATTCCAGCACCGTATGTTTCTGTGAATTCCGCATAATTATCATTAGGATTATTAGAAGTATAAAGTGGTATTCTTCCACTTTCTATATCTCCCATGTATTCTCCTATTATAATATCTTTCCATGTAGCATAAAATTCTATAAAGTCTCCAACAGTAGATTCTGCAATAAATGCATTAAAATTATCAGCAGAACTTGTTACTGGAAGTCTAAAATCAGTATAATCTGATAAAACAAAGGTGTTTAACCCACTCGTACTTTGTAATGTCGCTATTGTTCCGTAAGTTAAATATACATCAGATAATGCAGCAATATTAAGTTCATGACCCATAGTTTCTGCGGTTGTTTTATCTGTATCACTACCTAATGCATAAACAGACGGAATTTTAAATGTCACATATTTATCATAAAATCTATTTCCTAAATATAATGAATTTGTTGCAAATTTTATGACATTAGAACCCTTGGAATCTGGCTGCTTGACATATGTAAAATTAGATAAATCAACTAAATTATCATCAGTACCTTTAGCTCTTACTTGTAATAAAAATCCAGCAACATCATCAAAATTATATCCAGATACTATATGTACTTTTACTGTATCATATTCATAAGCAGCATTAGATATTACAACAGAAGAATCAAAATAAGTATTATATGAATCTATAACAGGTGCGTTAGTATAATCATTAAACCAATTATTTCTATTAGAACTAGTTGGAGTTGAATTTAATTCTAAAATGTTATTTGTTGTTCCTAATGCTGCTGATTTTGTATTATTGAAAAATTGTTTAACACTACTATCAGTTATAACAACAGTGCTTCCTCCTACAGCAGCATCTGTAAGTTCAGTTCCGTCTCTACTAAATTCATACTCCAATAATAAAAAATCATTGATTTGAACGTATTTCGAGATGTTTTGAATAGCCATTTTAAATTTTTATTTTTTATTTTTAGATCACCATTGATAAAGCGTATACCCAAAAGTGGGACCTATAACTATAGTAGGAGTTTTCTGAATAAAATCATATGTTGGTGTTATTCCAAAACTTATAGAAAAACCTGTAAACCAATGCTTTTTTTCAATTAATTTTTTTATATCTTTATTTGTATTTGGATCTATAAATACTCCTTTCATAGATTCTACTGTTAATCCTGGATATTTAGATGTTACAAATACATTAAATTTTCCATCGACTACTTTTTCTCCAAATGTTAACTCAATTCTGGAATCTCTTTCATCCATTAATGTGCTCAGATGATGTAAATTAAGAGTATTTGGATCAATTTTTATTACAGTATGACCTTTAAAGGAATCATAATTTTTTCTATCCCAACGATAATTTAATGTCCATGGGATTTTCCATGAAGTATCATTTATTCTAATAGCCTTATCAACAACATCAGTTAGAAATCTTATACTATCATGTAAAACAGTTGTATCTTGTTGTAGCCTAAAAACAGCATTGTTTAATGAAATAACTCTTCCTTTTTCTTTTCCGACTAAACTAGATAATTCTTCATTTTGTTTTTTTAACTCCCTTTCCGTTAAAATCCACATTGCTTTTTCTGCATGATATCGTTTTTCAATATCTTTATATTCAGTAATAACACTGTCAGCAGCAGCGATATTTTGCTCTTTTTTATCAATATCACTTTCTAATTCTGTATTTCTTTTACATTGCCCTGCTATAATCATTATGAATAATATAGCTAATGCATATCCAAAAAACTTGCTATTTATAAAATCCCATATAATTTTTAAAAATTTTTTCATTGTTTATTTGTTTAATAGTTGATTAATTTGTTCTTGTTGTTTTGATATCATATTTTTTAACTCTTCTATTTGAGATTGTTGCTCTTTAATTGCTTCTACTAAAATAGGAACAAACATTCTATAATCAAGTGCATAATAGTTTTCTTTATTATTTCCTGTTTCTTCTGAAACTATTTCAGGAAATACTTTAATAACATCTTGAGCAATTAAACCTATATGTTGTTGTTCAGTATCTACTTTACTAAAAATTTCTTTACTGTATTCATTATATTTCCAATAATAACCGCGTAATGATTTTAATTTATCTAATATTTCTGTGCTATCTAACGGATTAATAATATTTTTTAAATTTATATCTGATGTTACATTTACAGTAGATTGATAAATTTTAGTCCCACTAATTGCTAAATGGTTTAGGCCTGCACTAACAGTTGGTAGACCAGCAATGTATAATTTTCCTTCTGTTTCTCCAGGATTTGTATCTATATAAATGGTCCCTGCTTCACCTCCAGTATTTCCAGCTTTCCCTGGCGCTATATAAACATTTCCGCCATCTCCACCATCTCCACCACCCGCAGGCGTACCTCCAGTGCCTCCATTTATACTTACATCACCACCAAGTCCTCCATCTGCGTCTCCAGTTAATCCTCCTCCACCAGTTCCACCATTTAGCGCTAAATATGCACCCGCACCTCCTGTAATTCCATCTCCGTTAGAATAACCTCCAACACCTGGATGAATTTCTAAAGGTGTGCCTGGATCTCCTGTAGTTTGTGTAATTCCATTTAAGGTGCCCAAAGTTTGAGCACTAGTTGATCTAATACCTACTCTTACATCATCGCTTTCTAAATAAATAGTTCCAGGATCTCCATCTCCCTCTCCTGTTTTTAAAGTAATACTTCCGGCATTTTGATCTACACTATTTCCTGATGTTATGTAAATATTTCCTCCATTCCCTGAATCGCTAGCTCCTGAGCCTCCATCTCCAGCATTTATACTAACATCTCCTCCATCACCACCATAACCTACACTACCTACTCCTCCATCTCCTGCATAAATACCTATAGTTCCTGCAGTAACTCCAGTAGTACCATTAGCTCCCGTGATACCATATGCTCTGAAATCCCCTATTATATTTACATTTTTAAAATCTAAACATAAACTTACATCTCTAACAACTCCTCCAAGAGAATTTCCAAATCTCCATGTATTTCCACCATATTCTTTTACTAATGCAATTGCTTTTTCAGGATTGGCAACATTATTTGTATTAGACCATATTTCAAATGGTTCATAACTATTAACAGAATTATCTACGTATTTTACTTGTGCAAAATCCGCAGCTCCAATCCCATAAATACCATTAGCGCTACTTGGAGCTAATGCGTAATTTGAAACAGCTGTAGCAGAATCTACCACATCTAATAAAATTTTATCTGTTGTATATGAATTTGAATATCGTGTATACTCAACATTAGCATTTGAAGTAGTTGGTCCAATAGAAAAAATGGCACTAGTATCTAATCTAGTTGAAGTGTATACATATTTATTACTTAAACTTAAGTCTATTTTGTATACTCTACCATTTTTATCAACAAAATAGTCGCCAGTTTGGTAAATTCTTTTTGGATAGCCTGGTAACGTAACATCTGAAACAGATAATAATTTGTTATTAGTTATTTTTGAAGTTAAAATAGTTGTATCTGTAGTTCCATCATATTCTGCAAAATAAAGCCCTAGGCCTAAAAGTCCTGCAGAACCATCAATTCCCTTTGTTCCATATCCTGGTAATCCGGGCGCGTAATCAAATTTCATATTTTATTTTTTATTTTTTCTATTTAATGTTATTTTTGAATAAATTGTTTCGAAGTTACTATTGTTAATTCGTATTCTGTAAATATATTCGCCTTTTTCGAAACTTAACCAAGATTCCACATTTTTTCTTAATTTAAAAGTTTCATCCCAAGTATATGTTATAAAAGATTTATATGTTGGTTTAGTCCAAACTTCTACATCTAATTTATCTTTAGATATATCATAATAATTAAGTATAGTTTTATTTATATATCTACTTATATCCTCATCATTAACTTTTGATAATCCACTCCAATTATTAAGAAAATCTAAATTATTTAAAAATTTATCAGTTATCGCTTGAGATAAATTATATTCCAGAATATGATAATTTCCAGTATATGTAACATTAGTATTTAATCTATTCCATTCGCTTATAACTATAGTATCTGGCAACGCTACTAGCTTAGAACCAAAAAATGCAGGTTTTTCTTCTCCAGATTTAAATCCATCCACTTTTGTATCAGTATTTCCTTTTGATAAGATATAATAATCATTATCCCATTGACTACTAAATGGATTAAAATTAGTAGCAACCTTAGCATTATTTGAAGAATCAGAATTTACTACTGTTTCAACTACTTTGTTAAACCAATATTGATATATTTTATCGTAAGAAGTTATATCAGTATTTGCAAATATAAAATCTTTTTTTACGATATTTATTAAATCCGATTCATTATCATTAAAATTTAAAATATTTCTAAAGATTGGTTTATAACTTCCATTATATGTGTATATTGAAGTGTCAAGATATGGAGCTTTATATACAATGGGATCATTTATTTTTATTTTAATAGGAGAGCTGCTAAAATCACTAAAAGTTAAAACATTATCTTCTTGAATAATAGAATAGCTAATATTATTTTTATTTAATATACTTCTGAAAACATCTATATTAGAAGTTCTATTTTTATAATAGTTAGTGTTATTTAAATAAGCATAAGAAATATTAGAAATATCAGCGCCATAAGATATTGAATTTTTAGTAAAAGAATATTTAATATTTGATTGGTCAAATGTATTAAATGATTCAGCGAAACTAAATATACTGGCATCAACAGTATTTGTAGAATAAGCATTAAATAATGAATTTAATCCATTATTATTATAATTAAATTGCGCAAATCTTGATGAAGTAGAAGCATCGTAATATGTAGAATTATCATACATATTCACTGCATATTGTGTAAAACCAGCTGTATTTACAATAAATGGGGGCTTAACATAAGTTTGTGAAGCGTCTATTGTAAATGAGCTAAATGATCTTCCACCATTATTATCAGTATCAACTAATATATTTTGACTTACTATATAATTACTAGTGCTTCTATTATAATGTAAAAGTTCATTTCCTTGATACCATATTATTAAAATAGTTTTAGTATTTTCATTTATGATTACTTCTATTGGTTTGTTGTTATTAAAAATTCTAGAAGGAGATGAAATTAATGAAATTCTATATCTGTCCCAATCTTTAATACGCAATTGTTTTTCTCCTGTAGATGTTACTTCTATTTCAAGATTTAATCCCTTAATAATAGTTTTTAATGTATTTCTATATGAATTATAGTATACAATAGAAGATTTCATTTTTCTTCCAGATGTATTTTTAGTATTATAAATCATTTTAGAAAAAATATCTACAGTAGGATTATCGAACATTAAATCTCTTATTCTAGTTCTATTTCCGCTAGCATCAACTGCTATATCATTAACATCATAATATACATAATCTCCACCAAAAGTTTCTCCAGGACTTAAATATTTAAATATAGGATAAGATACCTCATTTGAAAATAACGAAGTATCTTTTATAGGAATAAAATTTGACCATATGTCTGTTGGTGATTGAGAAAAAATATTAGTCAATACCAATCTTATATCATTATTTCTAACATCTTTACCTATTCCTCCCCATTTAGTTACCGTAGGCACAACTAATCCATATTTTAATGATTCTTTAGTTTTATAATTCTTTGAAACATCAATATATAAATCGGTGTAATAATCATCAATATTTTCTTCAGAAACTGAATTATATGAGCTAAAATTAAATGAACCACTTAAAGAATTATAAGATATTCTAGTAAGAGATGTTGGCACAATAGTAGCAGAACCATAAAAAGTATTAAAATTAGTATTTGTTGTTGATGTATAATTTAAAATAGAATTGTCTATTGTAATTGTCCCCGCACCACTTAATATTTTATAAGAGTTTCTTTCAGATATTGTTTTTGTTTCTCCTAGGCTTATAGATATTTCATACATACTAGCATCATCTATTCTAGAATTTCTGTAGTCACTTTTAAAATCAAATCCACTAGTAGAATTATCGTAAACTGTAAAATCAAAATCTTTAACACAATCTATTCCCATCAAAGAAATATGAAGAGCGAATACATCATATCCCCACCAAATATTATCTTCGGCTAATTTAATATCTTTATTAGTGATAATAAGTGCATCGTTTTTTGAAGAAGTTGGATCTTCTAAATACAAAGATTCATGACTTATGTTAGTACTTATATCAAATGGTCTAATTCTACGATTTAAATTATCTACTGATTCATACATAACATGTTCAGTAAACAATTCAGTAATAGAAGAATCAAATGAATAACAAACAAAACTAGCATCAATTGGATTAAACATATTTATCATTAGTGACATTCTATCACCAAAAATTTCAAAATCTACTGGTCCAAAAGAAGCATCGAAATAAACTCTACTAAAATCAGAAGAATCTGGTGTAAATGTGTTATAAAAACTAATATGTTTATAACATTCTAGATAATTAAAAGAAGAATCATGGCTTCCTAAAGAATCTGTTGTTTGTGATGTTAATCTTTGAAATGTGAAATTTTCTGTGGAACTGTCATTAATAATTAAAGATAAAGAGTCTCCTTTATTAAATCCAATTTCAAACCTATCTTCAAATTTATTAAATACTTCAAAAGCTTTTTGAATAGAATTGATTTGTGAAGTGATTCCTCCATTTGCAGAAAAAGCAGTTCTGTAAATTCTAGGATAACCAGCGCAAGGATCTACAGTTGAAACATAATCTAATGCTGTTCCTTCGGGTAATAAATTTGTTCCAAAAACTTCCCAAATTTTTAAATTTTCTTTATCTACAACTCTTAAATGTTCTCCTGCATCTAAAGGAGCATTTAATTTAAAAGTTATAAAGGAATTTATATTCTTTTTAGTAACCTTTGTATTTAAAATATTATGTCCTAATCTATTAGCATAATCTTCTGATGTAGAAGGATCTGTATTAAATTGATTAGAGTTTTTAATTCTTTCTAGTTTTATTCCATCGTTAATAACAAATAGACGATTACTATAATCTGTAGAAATATTTCCATTGATATCAAATACCGAAGAATCAATAAATATTGAAACATCTTTTCCATCTAATGAAATAATATTCACACTTCCGTCCATATCGTCTTTATGATATGATATTTCATATAATATATTTTCAGTTAAATATAAACCAAAATACCTATTCATCGAATACAAACTTACATCATTATCATTAAATGCGTATTCTAAATTAACTAAATTAGGACATAGCATATTTTGTCTTTCGAATCCTTGAGAAACAAAAGCATTAATTTTCGTGAAAGAACTTGCATCTTTTTGGAAAAAATATGGAACTTCTGATCTTCCTGCTATGATACCTTTATCAACCGTCATGCCATTCCATGTATTAGCGTCATATTCATTGAGAGAAAGACTAACAGGAGATTCATACTTTCCTAGTTCTGTTAAGTGATTGTTAAGATAAACTCCTAGTGGGTGCTCTTCTTTAAAACTCCAGTTTTTTACTATATCAGCATTAGTGATAAAGTTTTTAGCTAATCCATCAATATCTCCACCTGCTTCATAAGATTCGGTATTATGCGTCCCAGATAATCTAAATACTGCAAAAAAATCTGGTAGTTTAGAATTTATCCATAGAGGTGCTAATATAGAATATTTTTCAGAATACAACTCATCAATTAAAATCCTAGCACCGTAATTATAAGTTGTATTATATTGTTCTGAATATGAAGTTTTTGGTCTAGAAATATCTAGTGTATTTTCTCTATCTACACGATACATTTCTCCTTGAGGTAAACTTTTAAATACTCTAGTTATATCACCAGAAAGAAAACTATTTCCTGATACCTTTTGTTTTCTATATTTCTTATTAGAGAGTATTTCGGAAACTTTAAATGTATCTAAAAATATGTTGTTACTAGAATCAACCATTAATTTAACATTCCCAGAATATTTAGGATTAGTTCTTAATAATAAATATGATGATTCATTTTCTACTAATACATTCCCAGTTTCATATGCATTTATTTCTGACCCAGCAATAAATGGTCTATTAAAAATAGAGACATCAACAGTTGATCCTATTTTACTAGTTGCATTAATATCACTAAATTCATTAAAATGCATAGTACATTCAAAATCTCCTGTACTTGTAGTATAAATATGAAATGTAGCTGGATTTAAATCATTATTATCTATTTTTAACATGAAATTAGAAACATCATGTTTACCAATATCCCATCCATTAATAAAAAGATTTCCACTTGCGTCACCAGCAGATACATCTACATATGCTTCTCCGGGAGCACCAGACCACTGTAGTGTTAAAAATGCTTCAGGATGTTGAGAGGTTAAAACAACATTATTTTCAAAATTATACGTCATATTTTTTTATATTTTATGATCCAATTAGTGAATCAAATTCATCATAGATTGATGGATCTATATTTACTATTGCTTGAAAAAACTTTTGGATTGTTCCTGTTATTTGAGGTGTTTCAACAACTGCATCATTAGGTCTTGTAATAGTAACATAACTATTAGGGCCCATATTATCTAATTGAGTTTGTAAATCAGTTGTAGATGTTGATGTTACAGCACCAGATTTATTTTTTGCAGATAAATCAAAAGATAAATTAACAGCTTGATGTTTGAAATAAGTTCCACTGCCAGCAAATGGGTTTGGAATACTATCAGACATATGAGTTGTTACACCAGAAGCATTTAAAGTTTCATCTAATTTAATTGTATTTTCTTCAGTAATGGCATCAGTTAAAATATTTTTAATTTGATCAGATTTTGATAAATTTGAAGGAAACTCTTTTATAACTGATTCACTCCATGCAGATTTTAAAGGATTTGTAGGCCATCCAGCTTCTGAAATTGATCTAATTTTATATTCTATTTTTTCTCCTTTTCTAATTGGAATATCTAATTGATTAATATTTACTTCATCTCCATCAGCAATATTAGGTTCTACCCATTTATAAACTCCTAAAGTAGTGTCATAAACTCTTTCTTTAATAGGTGTGGAAACTATTATCCAATCACTAAATACTCCTCTTCTAGTTTTTCCAGTCTGATCTCTAAGTGTATATGTTTTTAAATCAGTTCCTGTATTGTCAAGTTTTAAATAACGATATGCTATTTCAAACTGAATAATTTCTTGTGGTGCAGCATTTGTTGTAATTCTTTTTCCTTCAGGTATTTTAAAGAATCCTCTCATTCTATACTTAGGTTCAGCTGTTACAGCATCACTTTCATATGCGATAGTAGATAACGACCTAACCAATGATTGATATTCTACTGTTCTTTTTGCTAAATCATTTACATTTATGGAAATCTTAGAGTTTAAATCCGCTCTTTGAGCAGTATCAGTTAAAGAAATCATTTCTGATTTCTGTTGAGCAATAGTTGTTTTTAAACTATTTACAATCGTTTTAGTTGATTCAATTTGAATTAGAGAATTTTTAATTTCTTCTGTATCTAAAGATGAATTAAGTTGTGTATTAACTTGTGTAACTTGAGCATCAGCAACTTTTAAGTCGGGAGGATCTGGTTTAACACCAAACCAAGCTGGAATAAATTTTTCTTTAGCTCTTCCTTCCATTTCTTTTCCAAAATCAGAAATATTTTCATTATAATATTTTTCTAAAGTATCTACTCCACCTGATAATGTTAAATTATTAGTATAAAAAGAAATTGAATTACTCCAGTCATCTGCTATAATATTATAATCATCATTAACACCTTTAATGAATATAACATTACATTCGTTATATCCCACAGGAATACTTGCAACTTTAGTAGAAAAAGGTTTACTATAAATTTCAAAACTTTTATTTTTTCTGGGATGATCCATTCCAACAAGAGGAATTAATTGAACTCTTTTTTCTGGAATGTTAATATCATTAATTTTATAAATTGATTTCCCATAACGTAGTTTATCACCCTTTCCTAGCATTATATTTTTAACAACAGGGTTGTCAGAAGGAATTCCATAATTTAAAGTATTTAAATAAAACCACTCTTTATTACTCATGGTTTTTTTCTTTTTAATTAAGAAATATCCGGTATAAGGTTCAGTTAATAAAGGAAGATTGTGGATTTCATCATCTTCCCAATATTGTTTATTATTTTTTTCTAATAAAGTAGTAATTTCATAATATGTTTTTTCTATGCTTGCTATATTATCTAAAAACCATTGTGTTTCTGTTTCATCAAAATTATCAAAAATGATCCTACGAACTACTATTCTATCAGATCTATCATCTACTTTACCTTTTAAATTAAACGATACAGTTACCTGTGGAAACATTAAAGATTCAAAAAACCAATTATTTTTAACATTAAAATTTGTCGGTGGAGGAACATCAATTATTCTTGCAGGAGAAACCGGAACAGGATCAGTTTTTATTTGTCTATAAGTGCCATCATTTAATAAAACTGTGCCATCTCCCTTAACAAAAGTATCTACAGTATTTCTAGCATTATTTACTTTATTAATCACAGAATTATACGAGGGCATTGAAAAAGTAGATACAGAAGAATCTCCAGATAGAGGATTCTCTTGTGTAATTTTTATTACCACTGAATCTTCTTGCGTAGTTAAGCTAGCATTTGTTTTTTGCGCAAACTCTAATGCAATGTTAACTGCATCAAGCATTTTATTTGTAGTTTCCGTAAATGAATTTATGTTTTCTGCCATTTTTGTATTTTTTTATTTTATAATATAGTTAGTATACTGCCGTCAGGTAAAAATGCAAACGTACTGACATCGTTACTACTTAATATTAACATTGTACCACTAGAATCAAATGTCCAATCTCCAATAGAAAGTGATGTAACTGAAAGTGATGCCACAGAAACATCTCCTGTTATAGTACCTGATACAGTTAACGCACCTGTTACTGTAGCAGCTCCACCTACATAAGTAGCACCAGTTATACTTGCATCACCTGTTATAGTCGTTGTTGATAAGGCACTTTTTCCACTTACAGTTAATGATGCATCTATAGTAATTAAACTAGATGAATCAATAGTCATTTTTGGAGCCACTAATCCTGTATAAATATTTACATTTCTATAATTCGTAGATGCTCCTATCTGTAATGGAGATCCATAACCAAGTAAAATGTTTCCACTAGTATCTTTTACAGCATTTTCAATTATAATTTCCTTTGTTTGCATATTAGAATTTACATGAAAAGGAGATTGGGGATTATTTGTAAATACACCAACATTACCATATCTCATATAAATTGAAGAATCAATAATAGGATCATCACCATCTTGAAACATTGCTATTACATTATTTGTTCCTGTAATATCGGTAACAACATCATTAACTTGATATTGTAAATCTGCTAATGAATTAGCCTGTTGATATTGAGTATTAGAAATAGTTAAATATTGTTCTGTGATATAGTTTACAGTTCCAGTATGTTGATTTAAAATGGTTAAACTTTTGGATAATTTATCAAAAACATCTCCCCAAGTTTGAACTTGTAATTGTGATGATGTAGACTCATCATGAATAACTGCTTGAGTATCATCTATCATATTATCAGATTTCACATTTATTCTAAATGAATAAGATGTTCCGAATCCTGCTGCAGTACTTTGTAATTTTGTGATAGTTGGTATTGTAATGTTCATATCTGGAAAACCAGAAGTACTTCCTGAAGCAGTATCTAAAAATAAAACACCTAATAAGTTAGTTGCTAATAATTTATCTTTAGTCGGATCCCATACTTTATAATAAAGTAAAATTGCATTAAAAGTAAATTCATCATCAGTAGCACTTGATATTGCTAATTTATCCCAAGTAAGTGTAGAATCTCCTGAAACAGTTCTTAAAGTATTAAGATTAAATTCAATTCCTAGCGCATCTACATTAGAACGTCTAAAATTAATTGGTGCGCTTCCACCAGGATACGCAGCATCTGAATAAAATATATCATAATTCAATGTACTTGTATCTGCACATAAAGTAGATAAATCTGTTACATACCAATTATCAGTTGGTATCGATTTACCTTGTCTTTCCCACCAAAAACCAGAAGTATAACTAGATCCAGAAGAAACATCTGTAACAGTATATCCTGTAATACTTGTATCTATAACATCATAATCTGCTAATAAGCTTAATCCATCTGGATGGGGTTTTGTATAATCTTCTCTTCCGTAGATGTTATTACCTCCTCTTCCGATTTCCATCTCGCTTGTATAGTTGTCATCATAATTCTGCTTAAACCAAACATCTGTTTGACCATGAGAAGTGGGAAGAACAACATAAGTTTCATTGTAAGTTCCAAATGTATCAGTTCGTACTGAACCTGCATTAATTTGCCCAACATATTTTACTACTGAATTATAACCAGTAGAAACGTCAGAATCAATTTCTTCTTTATAATATCCCTCTGTTGTATCTTTTCGCCATCTAATTGCTCCGGTTTCCTTTAACCACTTCCAGAAAACTCTTTCTGAAACTGTATGTAATAAAGAAGGATTATAACTAGATTGAGTCAGCAGATTTGTTTCTAAGTTTAAAGCATAATTTTGAAAACTTTCAGCTATAACAATTCTGCCATCTTTTATGCTACTTGTTCCTAGTATATAATTACTAAGAGCTCCTGGCATTGCATATACATTAAATGTATTTTTAGAAATTTGTGATGGCACTTCATTATTAATTCCCAGGGCAGTTATTTCTGGAATACTTAATAATGCAAAATGAGACATTTCAACTTTGTTAGTCCTCTCATTTATGTTTATACCAATATCCTCAACCGCAGAACTAAATGTATATAAAGTTCCACCTTGGGTTCTCATTCTTTTTACAAAGGGTGTAATCTGTGACATATTTTAAGTTTTCTTTTTATTTTTTACCATGATGAACCAGTGAATGAAGCAGATACTATTGATGGGTAAGAGCTTCCACTAAATTGTTTAATAATCCAAGTTGGACCATATGATGCGTCATATCCTACACACATAAGTTGAACTGATGTAGATGCATCAATATGAGGAATGACCATGTTGTGACTTGGATCTAATCTAACTGTATACGGACTTAGAGATCCAGTAGATGTTTCGAATAATATTTCCACTATTTGGGATAGTACATTGTTAGTAAAAGCTATTGAAACATCATTATAAATTTTATAATAAGGTTTAGATATATCAATGTATCTATAGCTTGCATCTTCCGCAGGCCAGTATCCGGTACAAGGATCGGGTAAAGCAGCAGAAGAATCATATACTCTACCATAAGTAGGAGCACCATTATATGCAGTATACCACTGATAATCTGCAGTAGATATGCTACTATATAAATTAGTGTATTGTTTTTTGACAGTTAAGTTATCAACAGTCACATTCACGAATTCTCCAGTAGTACCCTTGATTCTACCAGTAGTTGTAATAGGTTTTATGAGAATTCCCGCAGAACTATCATAAAAAATGTCCATATAATTACTCATAGTAGAAAAATTATCATTGACAATTTTTGGAATTTGAGGTATTAAAGTACTCAAGGATATTTTTGTAAAGTCCATAATTGTTATTTTATTTTATATATCTCAAAAAAAACTTCAGAGGCTCTGTAATTTCATTTTTTTTAAAAAATACATTATTGGAATTTTTTTGATAAGATATATAATAAAAAAGTATTCACTAAAAAATTAAAATAATGCAAAGTCAATTAGATGATTTTAACTGGAACATATACAAAAATGGTTACACGGGAGATCATAAACTCGTACCTAATCCAGATATAAAGGGGACTGATAATAAAAACAAATGCTTCTCAAGAGAGTCGTACGCCCAAAGAATGTGGGATGTCTTAAACGATTCAAATTCACAAATAGTAAAAAAAGATTTAACAAAAGGCGATTGCGTAAAAATTACTGATATTTACAATGTTCAAGATGATTCTATTGATATAGAAATATCTGGAGGATTGACTTTTACTATTGATTTAAAAAGAGAAAAACGATTTATTCAAATATTTGGTTTTAATTCAGTAGAAGAATTTACTGGAAAAATGTCTAGAGATTATATTAAATCAATGCTAGAAGAAAATTTAATGGCATACGTTATAGAATCATCTCCTTCTATTAAAATTTCCTTGTGGCAAGGATATTTAATGGGAATTAGAACAGAGTTCATGGATCAAATTTCCAATCCCTCTAAAGCTTATATTTGTAAAGTTAAAGAGGCAAATAAAGGAGGATTTTTTGTAGAAGTTCAAGGCGTAGATGCATTTATGCCTGGTTCTCTTGCTGCTCCAAATAAAATTAATGACTTTCAGTCATATATAGGAAAAGAAATTATTGTAATGATAGAGGATTTTTTGTTAGATATGAATTCTTTTATTGTATCTCATAAAAAATACATTGCTTATATTCTTCCACAGAAGTTATCTGAACTTGATTTAATGAAAAAATATACAGGAACTGTAACGGGTGCTTCTAAATATGGTATATTTATAGAGTTTGATAATTTTTTTACTGGATTACTTCATGTTTCTAAAATGACAGATGAGACGAGAAAATTATTTAAAAGTTGGCATTTTAAACCTGGAGATTCTATAGATTTTTATGTAGGAGAAGTAACAAAAGATAATAGAGTAATTTTAACTGAAGAAAATCCCGAAGAAAAACTTAAAAAAATTCAAAAATTCATATATGAATCAAAAGAAAAAATATTGGAATCTGAAATTGCTGCAGTAATGAAATTTGGAATAATTGTTAATGTAGGAGATATTACAGGTTTAATACCTTTATCTGATTTTAAACGACATAAAATATTCATAAACAATTTTGTTGTTAAAGATAAAATAAATGTTACATTCAAAGAATTTAAAGACGATAAAATAGTATTCAATTTAGCACTTGAAGATGGAAAAAAAATATAATTATGTTTATTTAACTACTAATATTGTTAATGGAAAACAATATGTTGGTGATAGATCATGTGACTGTTTACCTAAAAAGGATAAATATTTAGGAAGTGGAAAATTATTTTTAAAAAAGATAAATGAATATGGAAAAGAAAATTTTGAAAAAAAAATTTTAGAATTTTATAATACTAAACAAGAAGCATTTAATGCCCAAGAAAAATATATTAATGAGTATAATACATTAGTTCCTCGTGGATATAATATAAGTCCTAAAGGAGGTTCTGGTGTAAAAAATTGGTTTAACCATTATGAAGAAACAAAGAAAAAAATAGGAGAGGCAAATAAATTTTCATTAAAAGGAATGAAAAGATCTGAAGAAAGCAAATTAAAACAATCAGAAACAAATAAAGGACATTCAGTTTCGGATGAAACTAGAAAAAAAATGCGCAAATTAAATTTAGGAAAAAATAATCCAATGTTTGGGAAAAAACAAACTAAAGAATCTAATGAAAAAAGAAGTAAGTCTTTAAGAGGACATTCAGTTTCGGATGAAACTAGAGAAAAAATAAGAAAAAGTAATACTGGCACAATAATGTCTGAAGAATCAAAAGAGAAAAATAGACAAGCTCATTTAGGAAAAAAACATTCGGAAGAAACTAAACAAAAAATGCGAGAAGCTTGGCAAAAAAGAAAACAAAGGGAGTTATAATTTAAGACTCCTTTTTTATGAAATAAATAAAATAAACCAATCATGGCTAAAATTCAAAAACGTTTTATTTATGATAGTGGCAATAAAAGATATAACACAATAGAGAATTATCTTTCTTTAATTGAAGATGATATCAATACTCAGTTATCTAATGTTGACTCTAGTGTGCAACAAAGACATTCTATAGATGAAACTACAAAAGCTACATTAACTAAAGATGCTTCTACATATTTAACTGTTGGCAATCAACAAACTGACTTAAAAGTTATAGTAGATTATGTCATAAGAAGAGATTCTATCATTGAAGACGGAATCTTTACTTTACTTAATAATGATTCTAGTGTTTCATTTAGAAAAGACTCTAATGGAGATGCTGAATTCAAGTTTGAAACTAGATATTTTACAGAGATAGATCCTTTAATGAATGAAATTCAGTTGGTAGCTATTGATACTTCTACTGTTGGAAATAATGATGCATCAATTAGTTATGCAACAAAGGCTATAAAAAAATTAACTGAATATACTCCATTAGAAATGTCTCCAGTTGTCTTAACGATAGATTTTGATGGAACTACGCAGTTTGTGTTTGAGTTTAAAGCTCCAGCAACATCTACTTTAGTATTCAATTACAGCGATGGAACTAAAGTTGAGGTAGCAGGTAATGATACAACAGAAGTTACTCATACGAGTACGCTGACTACAGCAGGGACATATCAGTTTTGGATCACAGGCGATGTGCTTGATCTGACTTATATTAAAGTTGCATCTTATACGGGGGCAAGTGGCAATATAGGGGGGTGGGCATCTATACCAAATATTGCATATATTCAATTTAACACAACAAGTCTTTCTGTTGATGTGGCAGAATATGCAAATAAACCATTGATTACAGCTATTAATGGTAATTCATCTCTTGCTTATGGAAATATTGAATTATTATCTGGATCGACTAATCTTATTAATTTACGATTGAGTTTTACTTTGGTGACCGGTGATCTATCAACATTACACACTCTTGATGCTGCAACTCTCTTTTTCAGAGGGACAGCCGTTACATTTGATAATATAGTTTCGTTTAGCTTGGGGGGAGTATCACTTGTTTGTTCAGATTGTGAATGGACATCTGCAATGGTTGATAATTGTTTAATCAGTTTATTTAATGGCAGTACCACAGGAAAAACAATTAATATTGGAGGAACTAACGCAGCCAGAACACCTGCCTCAGATGAAGCATTTGCCTATTTAGATGCTAACAATACTTTGACAGTAAACAGTTATTAATAAACAAACTAGATTCTATGCTATAAATGAAACTTTAAAAAATAAAAAAATTTAAAGGGAGCTATTAGTTCCCTTTTTTTATGAATAAATAAAATAAATTAGTTTAGATTACTAAAACCAAAAATTAAAATATGAACAAACCAAAATCATACACATTACCTGAAGTTTTCAATAATACTGAGATTGGATTCATCTTTGAATTCTATTCTTCAAAGAAAACTAATTTTATTGTCGAAAATTTAGGAAAACTTACAACTAAAGATGTTGTAATTACAAATGATGTTACTTATCAACCAACTTATGGTAGAACAATTCTTGTGAAAGAATATAATGGGACTAAACCTCGTTATTCTTTTAAAATGGCTCGTCAGAAATTTAGTTCTTCTATTCCTTTAATGAAAGAAGTTCTTTCTTGGATTTCAGAAACATCTGATTGTACTTTTGATACACTAATGAGAGTTAATTTAACTTTTGACCACAATCATCTTAGAACAATTAGAGATATTTCTAATATGTCTCCTGATAAACTTATATTAAAAATTGACGAGGAATATATTTATGATAGATTTCCAAAACAAGAAGATTCTCCTTATGCTATGTCAGTAAAAACATTAATGCCAATGTCTGAAGCAGTTTACACAAATGATATTTTAAAAAATGTAAATTATATTATTGGAATCCCTAGAGGAAAACATTTTGGTGTTAATTTTGAAGATTATAATCATGGAATTCTAGAATTTAATTATATAGGAGGAGTTGAATATTCTGAAAAACAAAAAGAAATTTTAGAACTTATAGAATATTATGTACTTAAAACTTATCAAAGTCTTAATGAAACTGAGTATTCTCAAACAGAACTTTCTGAATTAAAATTTATGACAAATCAATTTTATAAAATACAGGAAGCATATTATGAACCCGAAAAATTTCAAGAGCTATTTCCTGAAATTGACTTAGCTGTTAATTTAAGAAGAGATTCACAACTTTTAAAAGCGTATTGGCCAAAAATAAGAAATACTGTGTTTGAAACAGTTATAAATAATAATCTTAGAGAAGGAGAATTTAACTATGATTCTGATATAGCAGTTTATCAATTAAGGAGTGCAGATATAAATTGTACAAATATAAAAGGGTTTGATTTAGTTAAATGTAATATAACTGGAATAGTTGAAAATTGTAATTTAATTGTTTGCGAAGTAAATAATGCTAGATTAATAGATTCTAAAGTAGTAAAGGGTACTGATATAAGTAATTCTTATTTAAAGGGAGTTACTATTGAAGTTGAGAATACTTTAGAAAATTGTTTCGTAGAAAATAATTATGAAATTTTAAACTGTGATATAAAAAACAGTGTTATTAAATTCGCAGGACTCGGAAAAAATGCTAAATTAGATGAAGGAACGGTTTTTATAGATAGAGAAGAAAGATTACAGCAACCTGAAGCTGTAGGAGTTCATAGTGAAGAACTTAGAGATTATAAATGGTTTAAAAATTTATTAGGAGAACAGCCAGATAAAGGATTTGGAAATGCTTATATTAAAAAAACATATATTTAAAAATGAAAGCAAAATTAGTTAAAGAATCGTTAAATGAAATAGGATCAGATACTTTTAAATCTGCTATGAAAAAAACTAAAGAATATGGCCAACATAATAGAGGTTATAAAATGGGATCATTGTTTTTTAGAAAATTCCAAGGATTGTCTCTATTGGGTGATATAATAAAAGAAATTGGAACAATAGATTCTGGAAACGGATTAGTTGTTCAAATTACTTTAAGAAAAAATGAAGCAGAAAATCAAAAAAGGCACATGGTTGTATATTATGTAGATAAAGATAAGTGGGAAGAAGTGAGACATAATGACTGGAATGATATAAAAAATATTGATATAACTAGAAAAGATGCTAATATTTTATCTAAGATAGCACAACAAATAAATCCAGAAACTAAATACAAACATATTAATAAAGAATTTAGCATAGATTTAAAATAATTGCTATAATTATGAAAATTGTAAGAGAAAAATTAAACGAAGAAGAACCTCGCATGAGTTGGAGAGAGCAAGTAAATCAACGGAAAGATAAATTGCCTCCTGCTGATTCATATAAAAAAGAAGAACTTCCATCAGCTTTTAAAAGAAAGAAAAAAATAGCAGATAATTATCTACTCAAGAAATATGATGTAACTTGGGATGATTTATCTGTTACAAATAGTCTATGGGATTATGGTGATGATAAAGAAGATATCATCAATGCTTGCGAAGATAGAATAGAAAATAATAAATTTTATTTTTAAAATAAAAAACGAATATGAAATTTGAAGGAACAAAAAATTTGCCTAGTCTTGAATTTGACGAAGCAATAGGACATTTAAAAATTTGGGGTGGCTCAATATCATTTGAATCTAAAGATTTTTGGGATCCATTAATAGATAAAATGAAAACGTATTTAGAAGATCCAAGAGATATTTCTTTAACATTTGCGTTAGATTATTTTAATACTATCTCTGCAAAACGTATATTAGATTTGTTAAGATTAGTTGATAAAAGAGCAGGAGAAACAGATAGAAAATTTGTTGTAACTTGGATATATGACGATGACGAAGATATGAAAGAAGCAGGAGAAGATTTTGAATCTATTGTAAACAAAAATACAACCTGGAGATATAAAATAAATGATGAGAGTAACGATTGAAAAATTTTTAGAAGCACAAGAAAAATTCTCTCCAACAAGATTGGAAAAATTTTATTATAAACATTTTTCTAAAGATTCAGAAAATAGTAAAGCTAATTGGCTTGTTTTTTTCATATTACTAGTTCCTTTTTTAATGGGATATTTAGGAACTATTATTAATAGCAACCGTGATTTTATTGCTATTGCTACAATATCCTTTTCGATATTGATGATAATTTTTGCTATTCCTTGGATTTATGTTAGATCGATACATAATTTAAGAATTAGAAGAATTACTAAATATTTAAATTGTACTTTAAGTGAATATGAAATAGCTGTAGATAAATGGAAACATTTAATAAAATAAAAAATTATAATGACTAAACAAGAATTAATTGATGAAATAAAAGGAGAATTAACTGCATCATGTGCCCTGCCATTTGCTCCCCCAGACAAGGAAATTGAGCGTATTATTGACCTTGAAAGTCGTTGGTTATACCGCGAATATCGCGATTCTTGGTTTACAAAATGGTATATACTTGATAAGAAATATTATCAAACTGATGCTTGGAAAAATACAAGAACTTTTCAATTACCGGAATGTGTAGTTGGTATTAAAGTTGTTTATGAGTTAACATCTGGGCAAAGAGTTTTTGGTATTCATGATCCGGATTTACAATTTGACAGATTGATGGCAGCAGACCTTTATTTAACTCCTCTTTCATCTGATCAAATTACATATAGAACAATACAATGGAGTTTCTGGGATCTGTCAAGAGCTTTTAATCTTAGAGATATTCAAACATCCTTTAATATGAATACACATAGATTAACTATTATAGGAAGAGATCCTCATGAATCTTTATTTATAACAACATTAGATACAATTCCAACAGAAGAATTTTACGAAGACCCCATTGTAATGAAATGGATGATTGCTAAATCAAAAATGTCATTAGCTAGAATTTTTTCTACTTTTAACTATAATCTTCTTGGAAATATTACAGTTAATTATGAGTCTTGGAGACAAGAAGGAGCAGAAGAACTACAAGAACTTAAAGATAAAATTGCTAGTGATAATACTCCCGACTGGTTTCATATCTTCAATTAATGTATAAAAACATGTATAAAGGAATTATTTACAGAGCAGAAAGTCCAGTTGGAAAAAAATACTATGGCCAAACTGTACAAAAATTTAAGTATAGAAAAAGCCGTCATATAAGAGATGCTAGAAATGGTTCAAATTGGAGATTTCATCAAGCTCTTAGAAAATATGGTAATGATAATTTTAGATGGGAAGTTATAGAAACTTATAATAATGAAAATAAAAAAGAATTAATTAATAAATTAAATGAAAGAGAAACATATTGGGTAAGAAGAGATAAAACAAATTTATTTAAATATGGATATAATTCTTCTTTTGGAGGGGATAACGCACTTGCTAATAGACGACCTCATTCTCAAGAAACAAAAGAAAAAATAAAAAATTCTTTAATAGGAGTTAAACACACTCAAGAAAGAAAAAATAATATATCTAAAGCGCACAAAGGTAAAGATTTTAGTAAAAATTTTGGACCAATAAGATCAGGTTCAGCACATCCAAGTTTTATTAATCTTTCTGAAGAACAAATAGATAAAATAATAAAATTACATACAAAAGATTTAAAAACCGCAAAACAAATAGCGCCTATCATTGGTGTTTGTTGGGCTAAAATTTTAAAACTGTTAAAAGAAAAAAAAGTTTATATAGATTATACAAAACTTTTAAAATTAAGAAAATGTTAAGATGTTTTACCCACAGTTAAACGAGAATCCAAATACTATTATAAATCCAGAGGTTTGGAAAAATAATAAAAAACATCCAAATTATAAACCTTCTAGAGATAGAGAAATGATAGAATGGCACAGTGAAGGGACCATTCCATTTGTATATTATGATGGCGAGCTATTCACTGGATTAAGTGATGAAACACACTGGGATTTAGCAGCTAAATATGAAAAAAATAGAGAAATTAAATCTAAAACCTATAATGGAAGAGGAAATTATGCTGGGAGGCTATTTACAGAACAAAAAGTTATAACTTTTTGGGAATTTCCTGAAGATTATGAGAAATTAATAAAAATAGTTGAAGATTTAGAAAACGCAACTGGATTAAATATAATTGGTGATTCAGAATGGGAAGTTGAAATTCCTAGAGAAAAAATGGAAAAACCAGAAGTTTCTAAATGGGGAAAGTATACTCAATATCAGGGATATATTGGCAGTGTATATTTTATTCCGATAAATGATTATATGGAGGGGCCAAAAAGATCTAAAGCCGAACTTGAATCTCCTCATGAATCTCCAATAAGAAATAAAAGTTATGGTTCTGGAAAAAAATATCAAGATTTACAAAAACAAAAAAGATTTATGACTGCAGAAAGTTTTTATCCACAATTAAAAAAAGAAAAATGAATTTAAAAATTAAAAACCCTGGTTTTTGGGTAGCTGCTTGTTTAATTGTATCAATAATTTTCGGATTTTTATACAAATTTACGAACATTGATTGGATGTATTATGCCGCGTTTGCACCTTGGACACTTCTTATAGTGTATACTGTTGTTGCAATTATTTTCGCATGGATAATTAATCCTATAAGAGCGCTTATTACTAAGATTAAAGAAAAGAGAAAATAATGTGGTGGATATCTGTTTTATTAATGATGATTGCGGGAATATTAAATTCATGCATGGACGTATTAAAAACTAGATACTCTACATCAATTTTTAGATTTTGGAAAAATCAAAATTGGATTAACCCATCTTTATCTTGGCATAATAAATGGAAGCCTGATACTAAAATAGGTGATTTAATCATGTCAACTGTTTTAGTATGGTTAACAGATATGTGGCATTTCACAAAAATGCTTATGTTAGTTTGTATTTCTTTTGCTATTATCTTTTATACTCCCATTTATAGTTGGTGGCTAGATATTATCATTTTTTATTTTTCTTTTACAGCAATATTTGAATTATTTTATAGTAAAGTTTTAATTAAGTCTTAACATATAATAAAATTAAAAAATAATGGAGACTCCATAGTCTCCCTTTTCTATTTTCTAAGATATATAAAATAAAACTACATGATAAAGGAAATTTATATAAGAGATCCGGTAGATCCTAACTTTAAAATTAATGTCTTAGATCACTCAGACCCAATAGAAAGTATTATATCAAAAATTAAAATGTTATTTGGTACTAGACAAGGACAAGTATTAGGCGATCTTAATTTTGGACTTGGGATTGAAGATTTAGTATTCGAAACCCGTATTAATAAAATGCAATTGGAAGAAGATATTAAAAGACAGATAGGACAATATATATCAGAATCTTCTAAATATAAAATTGTTCCGTTTGTATCATTCGGAAAAGCGTCAGGATATGATTATTGTATTATAAACATATATATCGATGATCAAAAAGCTTTCGGTATTTTAATAAAATAAAAGGTAAATATGGCTAATATATTTAAATCATCAAGAATTCGTTTATCAGAGTTATATCAAGATTCTATAAATTTTTTATCAACAACTTATGGTGAAGTAGGACAGTATTTTACAATGGCTTCTCCTATGGGCCAACTACTTCAAATTATGTTGAATTATGGTAGAATGATTTTATTTTATAACGAAGATTCTATTACTGAACTAAATATAGAAACTGCTACTAGAGCAGATAGTGTTAAAGGTTTAGCTAGCTTAACTGGACATAATCCCTCAAGATCTATGGCAGCTAGAGGGACTATTCAATTAAGATATAATGGAGAAGATTTGGATTCTTATGGAAGTGTTGTTATAATACCAAATAATACTACTTTAGTTAATCAATCAAATGGCTTAACTTATACTATCATTCTCCCGGGAGAAGAAGCTAGATTAAATTTAATTGGTCCAAATAACTATCTAGATGTAAATATTCTTCAAGGTACAATTGAATATCAACAAGCTACTGGAACGGGTGATCCATTACAATCATTTAACTTTGCAACTAAAAAGGGTGCTAGTATAGATAATTTCTTTGTAAATGTTTATGTAGATGGTAAACTTTGGCCTTCTCAAGAGTCTATACTTGATATGGTATTTAACCAAGAATCTTGTATGGTTAAAACAGGACAGTCTGGAGGATTAGATATTTTCTTTGGAAATGGATATAATGGAAAAGTTCCTGGAATGGGATCAACTATCTTAGTTGAATATTTAATAACTGACGGAGAAGCTGGTAATATAGATACAATGGAAACTAATACTGCGAGTCAATGGAAATTTTCTTCAACGGGATTTAGTTTAACTAGTGAACCGATAGATTTAAATAAAGTTGTATCAGTACAAATAGAAAATACTATTTTATTCGGTACTCTAGAAGAACCTTTATATTTAACTAGATTATTAGCTCCTCATATGTCAAGAAGTTTTGTATTAGCAAATGTTAATAACTATATTTATTTTCTTCGTAAACTAAATATGTTTACTATTATAGATGCTATTCCTGGCTTTGCAACTTTTGAAGATCAATATGCTTTAGATAAATTTAATCAAGCACAAACAATATATGAAGAGGAAAGAAAGATAACAAATTATTTAGCTATTACTGTTGGAACAAAATCGACTAAATATATAGCCCAAAAGGAAATTGAAAATAAAGCAGAAGAAAAATTATTTTCTGCCCAAGTAACACTTACTGAACAAAAGAAAGATGATAATACTATTTATCTTTTTTTAATTCCAGATGTTAATAAAAAGATTGCTGCAGGACTTAATTATTACAATGCGCCACTAAGTGCATTCAAATTAACAGAAGCAGAAAAAACAGCAGTTTTAGATTTAATTGAAGAATCTGGACAAAGAGTAATAACTGTAGATAATGCAATTTTAGAAATTCAGTATCCTCAATTTGTTCTCAATATGTCATTATTATTATGGGAAGGAGCTAATTATGATACGGTAAGAGAAGATATAATTTCTAAAACTTCAGATTATTTTCTTAAAAATACAAGAAGAGATAGGATTCCTGTATCAGATATTATATCTGTAGTTGAAAGTGTAGATGGTGTAGATTCAGTAAATCTTTGGTTTGATGCAGATAAAAATAATTTCGACATATATAAGTCTCATTATGGAATAGATGATTATGGTGATATTATTTTAGAAAGATATATTAAAGATGCATGGGATAATAATGTTGCAGTAAGAGATGTTTATGCATTAATAAGAGGAGGGTTTGAGAGTTATAATGGAGTAACATATGAAGACGATATAACAAAAAGAAACAAATTATCTACAGTAAATATTCAAGTAAGAGGGTATACTTCTAAAGATTTGAATAAAAAACATAATCAAGCAATATTAAATAATATTTAAACATGGCAGCAAAATATGAACAAGATGTAGATCTTCAGGATAAGAGACAATTACATAAAATCCGTTCAGCATATCTAAGTGAAGCTAAGCATATAAATGACAATTTTTTAAATTTAGGATATGATTATTATGGAAAAATTTTAAAAAATGGATCATCTCCAGAATTATGGGCTAATCCACAACAAAAAGCTTTGTATGGAAGACTAGAAGGTATGCTTACATATGTTCTAGAAAGCACAAAAATGATCAAAAAATGGTTTAGTATTGCACATGATAAAGATACAACTGCAATTACGTGATAAAAATAAATGATAAATGCAATTAAATAACTGGAAAATATTTGATAAATCTGGAAGCCAACTAAACTGGTATACTGATTCTTATATAAATCTTGACATTTCATCTCCTACTGGGATAAATGCAACAGGGTATATTATAGTAGATGGCAGTGCGTTAGCATCAAATATTGAAATAACAAATAGTGGTTATAAGTATGGAGATGCAGATACTTCTATAGCATATTCTTATGCTTTTGATCCAAGCGCGCAAACAGTAATATTAAATCCTACTAATGATATTAGCATAGGATTTGTTGATGTATCAATATTTTATCCAGATGCTTCAGTTACAAGAGGTATAGAATCTATTACTTTATTAACTAATGATTTAAGTGCTAATACTTTTACATATCCTTCTGTAGTTTATTCAGCTGCAATATTTCTAGATCCAGTTTCTCAAGGACTTGTAGAAACTGAACATTTGTATATTTTTCAGCAACTCGATTCTTCCTATATAAGACCTTATGATACTTCTGCTTATTTATTAAAAGTACAGATGTATGGTGAAGAAGATCAAATTAAGTTATTTTCTGTTAATGATAATGAACAAACAATTGAATGGACAGATACTTTATACTATGATATAAATACGTATGCAGAAAACACTCCAATTTCAATAAATATTGGATTTAAAGCTGAAGATGAAGGTATTTATGAAAGGAAATTAAGATTTTATAATACAATTAATGGTGTAGATTATTTAATGGCTGAAATCCTTGTAAACGCTGAAGCTATTGGTGAAGATGAAAGACATAGATCACTCCTTACAAATTTTGGATTACCTGATCCTAAAGAATTTCCTAAACTATTTAAAGAAACAGATATTAATGAAGATTTACCAGATTATGAAGTAATAAATCCAAAATCTAAACAAATGATATTAGAGCATGGAGAAATTATTCCATATATTGGAACTTATAAAGCGCTTATAAATGCTATTAAATGGTTAGGATATGATGATATTTATATAAGAGAATGGTTTAAAAATGTTGAAGAAAATAAGAAAATATCTTTAATAGTTCCTTTTAATGCTACAGATTATATTGACCCCTCAACCGGTAAAAAAGTGGATGGAAGAACTCTAACACTTCTTAAATTTTCTGCAGATAAAAGAAAATCTATTAAAAAGTTAAATCAATTAAGTTTAAATTATTGTATCACAAGAGAAACTGGAGAAACTGATGCTTGGGGCACTCCTGAAACAGAAAATTGTTATACTTATAATTTAGAAGAAGTTTTTATTAAACTTTTATCTTTAAAGAAATGGCTAGAAAAAAATATAATAGGTGTAAATGCTAGAATTATTGATATAACAGGAGAAGGCATTTATTACGAAAGATATATTAATCTCATTTATTCTACACAAAATCATGGTTTTGATTATTATGATTCACAAACAATAACACCATATAGTACAGAAGGTGACAGTGAACTATTACAAGGCGATGCTTCTATAAGTTTAACTTTATTAGAATTTTCAAGAACAACTATAGAAGATTTACCTTATAAATTTTCAGATTTTATTGATTACGCCTGGAATCCTTCTGATCCGAGTATAACTATGAGTATTACTGATGCATCATATATTATAGATGCAAGCAGTTATTTAGAAGTTGGACCTCCATTAGCTTATCCATTTCCATCTGTCAGAGATATTCAATATAAAGCTTATATATTTACAGATTCTGGGGTTATTCCAGAAACTCATGTTTCTAAACCTTTATGGATTTATAATAATCAAGTTAAATTTTATAATATATTTGATGAAGACAGACCAGCTGATCCATCTTCAAATTCTGGAGCTATATTCCATGACTCTTCTGTATATACGCGTATTAAATTAGAAAAAGCATATATTAAAGATGTTAGCAATGCAAATTGGCAAGATTCTTCCATGTATTCAATTTATCCAAGTCATTTAATTAATTTAAATACAGATGCGTCTGTTTATTTATTAGCTGATGCTTCTTATGCCGTTATTTCTGGTTCTGGATCTATAGTGGATGCAAGTATGACTTATGCATTTAATATTGGATTAGATCCAAGCTATTTCTTTGTTGATGGTAGTATTTTTGTTATAGCTGATACTTCTACTGTAATACAATCAGAATTAATCACTGAATGGATCATGGAATCTTCAATGGGAAATAAATGGCATTTTGATGATTATATTTATCTTAACATGACAGATGGGGGGAAACTTAGATATGCAAATACTAATACTTGGCCTGGATATCAATCAACAACTGTGACGACTCCTGTGAATAATTACAATCAAATCCTTTTATCATTCGAAAATTTTAATACAAGAGATGCAAGTGGAAATATAGTATCTTTCGTATCAAATAAATCATATTTCTTAGAAATTATAGATGGTAGAATCATATTAGATACAAGTATTTCTTCAGATACAGTTTCTGGACTAGATTCAAGTACATTTATAACTTATTATATTGATTATAAGTACGGAAAAGAACAGTATATAAATTTGAATATGGAATATACTACTAAAAGAATGCCTCTTTATGTAGTAGATCCAAGTATTTATTATTGGGCAGATCCTTCTGGATTAAGTGGAACAACAAGTGCTTTAGTTCAAGATAATAGCATATATACTATGGTAGTTCATAATGTCGGAAATTACTTATTAGATGCCTATGCTTGGGATGGTTATAATAATTTATTTGCAAATCAAGCTAAAAAAGATCACCAAACTTGGATTAAATATCCCACGATATATTCTTTAATTGATTCATCTGATAATCTTAATGTTCTTAACTGTGCTAGTACTTTTATGACCGAGACTGATGTTGATTCACTTATTTTAAAAAATTCTTATCCAATATTTGATAGATTACCCGCATATACAAATTTAAAACTTAAATATGATGGAAATAATAATCCTTATATTCAAGTTCCTGATATGACATTCTTTCAGAATGTTGCTGATGCTAGTAATTTTAATAGATTTTTTAATTTAACAGAACGAGCAGCATCTGCTTCTGGAACAACACTTGTAATTAATTCTATAGATGTTAGTTTTTATGCTGGAGATAATCTTAAATTAGTTTTATTAGATAAAGGTTCTTATATAGCTATAGATGAAGCAAGTACACATATATCATCTATAACACCAACGGCAGGAGTTCCGGGTATTTCAGTGACTACAGATGCAACAATCCCATCTTCGATGGTAATTGATACATCTCATGATGTGTATGTTCTTAATGAAACTTATAGATTTACTGCAAACCCATCTAATTTACATGATACTTCTACTTTTATGATAGATATTAGTGGAAACTTTAGCGTAAATCAACTGGTGAATATTATTTCATTCGATGCATGTACAGGAAAAGAATATGGCGCAAGTTATAGAGTATTAGCAAAAGATGGTTCAACACATACATTTAATTGGTTATTCCCACAATTTATTATCGATAATTCATTAAGATACACTAATTATGCTAAACATGCATTTAGTGCACCTGTAGATTATGTCTTAGAAGCAAATTCAGTTCAGGGGGAAGATACGAGCATTAACATTTACTTTAGTGAACATCACCAATATTTTTTAGATAACACATTTAAAATAATGTATTTACCTTTTGATCATCAAAGAGTAATTGATGGTTGGTATGCCATATCAGATGATTTAGTAAATTCTACTTTTTATTATTATGATAAGTCAGTGAGTGTAGACATTTCAACTTTAGTTATCCTAAAAGCAGAATATGATGTTAGTAATTATATGTTAAACCAAAAAAATATTTGGACAGCTACTGATAATATTACTAAAGAAATCGTATTTAAAGTTCATAACGAAAGTGTTCCTTTTATATTTGGTGTAGCTGATAATTATGATATAACAGTTTCTTCTTATGACTTATATGGAAATATAACAACTACTAAGTAATTTACTATAATGAAAAAACACGATAAGAAAGTTAAAAAAGAACAAGTAAAGAGAGATAATACTTTTATATTAGTAGATTCACCTACTTGGAGAAGCCCTGAACACTTAGATTTAGAATCTTTACGAGATATAATGGAAATTTCTAAAGGAAAGAATTCTTTTGTTAATGTGTTTGCTTATAAATTTAAAGATCAAGATACTGAACCTACATTACCTCCCGGTTCTCATAAGTTAGATAAAAGTTTAGAATTAGCTGCAGATGATAATTTTTTATATGTATGGGTTAAAAATAGATGGAAACGCATACCCTTAACAGAATTTTAAAAAGGGGGTTGGCCCGGAAATCACTATGAATATATAAAATAAAAATGGATCACCAAAAAGTTTATAAATCTATAATAGAAAAAGCAAAATCAGAAAATAGACAAAAAGGAAATGGCACTTATTATGAAAACCACCATATTATTCCAAAATGTTTAGGAGGAACAGATAATAAAAATAACTTAGTTTTATTAACTGCTAAAGAACATTTTATGGCCCATAAATTATTAACATATATTTTTAAAGAAAATAGAAAAATTGCACTGGCATTTCATATAATGGCTTTTAGTAAAAATGAATTATATGAAATGTCTTCAAGAAATTTTGAATATGCTAAAGAATTAATTTCTCAAATTCCTATAACAGAAGAAACAAGAAAAAAAATAAGTATTTCAGGTAAAGGAAGAGTTTCTCCAATGAAAGGAAAACATCATTCTAAAGAAACTAAAAGGAAAATAAGTGAAGGGAATAAAGGAAAGAAGGTTTCTGAAGAAACAAAAGAAAAACAAAGATTAGCTAATTTAGGAGAAAAAAATCCTATGTTTGGAAAAACTGGATGGAAAAAAGGAAAACATTTATCAAATAAAGAAAAAATATATACACAAAAAAATATGACACGTAAATGGGCAGCAGAGTTATTAAAAATAGATATTAATAACTTACAACATGAATTTAAAAATATTAAAAATCCGAATATAGTATTCGGTTCTACTAGATGGATAGAACAACGTAGCATTGCATATGAATATTTAAAAAAAGAAATGGAAATAGAACGACAAAAAAATCCTAAACAAGTTAAAGTAAACTTACCCCGAAATATAGA